CGGGGGAACGGTTCGTAGCCGTGTCTAGGGTAGCTCGGGGGTCTTTCACTTCGCCTCGGTTTCCTGGCATTCGCCGTCGCAGAAAGCTTCCTCGTAACCTTCATCCCAGCCCCGGGCGTACCCGTCTTGGTCGCCTCGGTCATAAGCCGCTTCCTCGGCTTCGTCCAGCTCATCTTGCGTATACAGCTTTTCATTCATCTTCGTCGTCTCCCTCGGTTTCTTCGTCGTCCCAGATATCCAAACGGTTTGCACGTTCTAGCTCTTTCTTCGATACGTTGCCCGTGAATGCCCAGCCCTTGGGGCTGGAGCTCGGCCAATCAACGTCGCACAAGAGAAGCTTTTGCTCTTCCCCTACCGTGTCTCGAATTGACTCGGCTTGCCGGATGGCCTTGGGGATAGCCCGGTAGTGCTCCGCGCATCCTAGGAATACATCCGCGCTAATGGTGTCGGCTTCTTGTCCGTCCCGGTGAGTACGGCCTAGGAGTTGTTCCCAGGTCATACCGTTAGTGGGTACTGAGACGATTAGATTCTGGTTATACCTCTGTAGGTTACGTCCGGTCGCGTTGGAGCTAATCGAAGCGATGATAACCGGATACTTGGCCATCGTGCGGTGGTCGTCTATCGCTTCTTTCTTGCCGTTGACCCCTCCCAATCCAAAGTAGGGCAGTCCGGTACGTTTGGCAAGCTCTTTCGCGAAGAATCGGTGCTCTACCCAGATAATGCCGTTGTCTGCCTTCTTGGCCCACTCTTCGCACACCTTTAGGGCCGAGTCGTCATGCCAGACAGCCAGCTGGTACGCATCGAACGTATCCCGGACCGAGCGCCAAGCGTTGTAGTATCGAGGGTCTAGATGGCCTGCAGCGCACGCTAAGGCTACTTGCTTTTCTGTGTCTAGGGTGCGGCTATCTGCGAGCTCGTCTCGTACGAACTTGGCCCACTCCCGCCGAGGTCCAAGCCATTCATCCGGCGGCCTGGCTACGGCTAGGAACGCTTCGAACTCTTTCCGGCCCTCGGCTGTCATGGTCCGGTTGTAGATAGACCGGGTGGAAGCCTTGGTATAGGCCTTGTAGGACTTCTCGCTAACGGTTACGTAGTGAAACCCTAGGGCCAGCTCACGGGCTGTCTTCCAAATAATGACCGCTTCGGAAATCGAGTACCCGTCGGGGGTTTCCCACAAGGTGCGCAATTGCTTGAAGTTGGCTTCCGTGTGGCTATTGACCGGGTAGGTTACCGGTTTGAGGTAAAGAGAAGCCGCGACTTGCTCGCCCCGGGAGCCGACAACGCCCCCGGTTTCAAGCATGCGCAGCTGTACCTTTTGCCTGACTTGCTGGCGTTCGTCTTCCGCGTCGTCCCCTCCCGGTAGGCTCATGAGCTGGCCGGGGTGAGTAACGCTTAGGAAGCTTTCGGGGTCTTCTAGGGCTTCGGCCCACTCCTTTAGGGTGCCATAGTCATTGGGAAGGGGGTTACCCTCGCCTAGGGCCCATTGGGACAAGTGCCCGAAGTCTTCGATAGAGTTCCGTAGGAGGGTCCCGGACATGACGATAACCTTCGTGTCTGGGAATTCTTGCATATACCGGATAAGTCGACGGACTACGCCGGCCTTCCGATTCTTGGCCTTGTGGGCTTCGTCTAGGATGAGAAGCTTAGGCCGATGGGTCGTAAGGATGTTGGCCCCCTGGACCCGGCCGAGCTCTTCGTACGACCAAATCCGGAAGGTCTGGGGTAGCTTCCAGTGCGCCGAATACTTGACCCGTTCTCGATTGGTCTTGTCTCGAAGTGAGGCCGGGACGATAAGCGCGTAGTTCTGGATACCCAGGACGGCCGGGGCCAGGAGGGATACAAGGGTCTTACCCGACCCTACCCGTAAGTGTGCGACCAAGCCCCCGTACTTCTGGAACTCGTACAGGGATACGGCTTGAGCTGGCTTAAGGGCCATAGAACCCCCAGGCCGCTTGAGCGTATTCGTCATGACCGTAGCGAGCTTGGCTGCTTCGGCCTCGGTCCAGTTCCGACGGGGGAGGGCTAGGATGCGTGCAAGGTCGGGGGACTTGTTAACCTGGGTATGCTTGATTAGACCCATGAAATCACAATCAGAGGGTACCCCAAAGAACGTACCTTAAAACCCCTAGTAACTAGTGCAGCCTGTAGGCTTTGGTAAGGCTCGGTTGCCGGGACTTCATAAATGATATCGTAAAGACCTGACTTTGCAGCCCTTCGGATGAGCTCCGGTAGGCCGGGCTCTTCTCGGTTGTACTCGTCTGCAATGTCTTTCTGGGTTTCGGCCAGGATTCCGGTTAGCTTTTGCATGGCTTCCTCTTTCACTTGTACGGGAAAACGACCGAGCGCACGGTAATCCCGGCCTCGACATAGTTGGTAGCGAAGAACTCCAAGGCCTTGATTTGCCCGGATTCGGCTTCGATAGGGATAGACAAGACGAGCTCCCGGAAGTCGTCTTTCAACTCGGACAAGACGAAGCGCATGCCTAGCGACTCGGCTTCGTTCCGCAGTATTTCAGCCAGGGTTCCTTGGTGCTTTTTCATGCCAACTCGGTATTCTGCCAAGCGGTTGTCGTAGTCCCGGAAAGACTCCCCGAACTTCTGCACGGGCCGGGTTAGTTTGGCTTGGGCTAGAGGGGACTCTTCCCTAGCGTACTTGGGATGGCCCCAGATGCGCCGGGGATTGCTGAGACTTTCGTACAAAGTCGCATCTAGCATGTATACCGTGCAATCAAAAAAGCCCCCTTCGTTGGTCTCTAGTCTAAGGGTTCCGGGGTTAATGATGTGCCCGGAACTGAGTAGGTCTAGCGTAGTGCCCAACATAACCCAACTAGGTGGGATGCAACTCGGTCTTACGACGATTAGTGACATATTTTACCCTTTCAACTAAAAAGGCCCCGTTAGGGGCCGATGTAGGTTACTCGCTAATCCGAATCTTGAAGTAGGGAGTACCCGTGGAGACAATAGGCCCCTTCGGGTTATCGGTCGGGGGACCTCTACGCCCGGTTGCATCGTGTACGAAGCCCGGAGGGGTTTGGTCCGAGTAGAAAGCACACATAGCCATGGCTTCCGACTCTAGTTCCTTTAGAGTGCCTTCGGGGTCGACCTCGACAGGGATTACGATGTAGGCTCGGACGGTCTTGGATTCACTTGACATGATGTTCAGTTCCCTTTCACGATTGAATCGGTTAGAGTTTCGTAACCTTAACCGGCGGTTCGGCCGATTCCGCTCGGAAAACAGCCTTGTAGACGAAAACGTGAGCATTGCCGCTTAGATGTACCTTGGCGCGTCTCAAAGCTTCCGTTTCGGTCATTTCTCCGTCCTCGAGAGGTTCTGCAGATTCGTCCGCTACGATATACAGTGCCTTTTTAGGTGTTGCCATTTTCAGTTTCCTTTCACGATTGAGTCGGCCCGGTTGCGCCAGGTAGCCGAGGTAATCGACCACTCCCGGCAATGCATGTCGCACAAGAAGAGCACGGCCGATGCTCCGTCTTCTTTAGCACTTGCAATGGCCTTGTCCAACACTTCCGCGAAGACGACGGAGAAAGCCCCGGCTCCCTTCCCGTAATCGGCCATGGTGTAGTCAGGCACCTTCAACTCTTCGTTGACCTGGCGATGCACTTCCTTGTAGATGGCCGAATCCGTGATAACGGCCGAGTTGGCGAGCTCACCTACGAGGAAGGCGTCGACTAGGAGGATAACCGTGGCCTCGGATTCGGCTTCCTCGGGCCCATCCAATTTAGCCATGGCTTCTTTAAGAGGATTGGCCTCGGTCGGTTGGGCCTTAGGCTTGTTCGGACCTCGGGTCCGCTTGGCCTTCGGTTCTTCCGGGGCCGACTCGGCGGCCGTCGGCTCCTCTGGGATAGCTACCGCCTCGGGGGCCTTGACGTCGTCTACGATAGGGTCCGCGGGGGTCGTAGCCTCGGGTGGGTTGACGTTCGGGCCTTCCGCGGCTTGCTTGGCTGCCAGGGCTTTCGCTGCTTTGAGCTTCTCTAGGATACTTGACATAGGGGCTTCTTCTTTCTCTATTCCGAGCGGGTTATCTGAGGGGGCATCGAACTTGGTAAACACGCTACGCAAGCGAGCTACCGGACTGACTTCGCAAATCTCTCGGTACGGGCAACCGCCGTACTTGTCACAGGACTGCAGATTAGGTTCTACTTCGGTTTGGTGCAAGTCCTTTCGGCCAACTAAGGGTAACATTTTCCGGCCTACGATTTCGTCCAGCTTGACCATTTCGGCTTCTACGTGGGCTTCGTCTAGGACCACCTCGACTAGGCGGGACTTGTAGGGGCGCTTCGTCTGGTAGTAAATCCAGGTGAGACGGACCTTATCTCGGTTGCGTGCCTGTAGGGCTTGAGCTCCGTAGAGAATACCCTGGGGGTCGGTCTTGAGGGCTTCCTTCGTTAATGCGTACCGGAGGCTACTCGTGGTCTTGTGGTCACCTACGGTCCAGATACCATCGGCCGCATCGTACTCCAAGTCTTTCCGTCCGTTATAGAGGACAGGGCCGCCGGGGGTCTTTCGGGTAAAAGACCAGGCCGATTCGAGGTCAATCTTGAAGTGGGCCGGGTCGGGTAGATGGCAGATACCGGACTCAGCGATGGCCGCGAGCTCGGCCCCGTCTAAGGTAGGGGGAGCTACGAGGATGCCCGTCCCTAGGTAGCCCTCTAGGATGGTGTGAATGCGCTCCCCTTTCTCGGCTGAGGGGTGGGTAACCCGGGGGACTTTGACCACGGAACCGAAGTACCACTTGCGCGGACAATCGGTAAAAGTAGCTATCTGGCTGGGGCTGATTTTAGGGGTAGGTAGCATCCCGGCCCAAGGTAACCACTCCGGGTAGGCAGGGGTAGGGGTTCCCTCGGTTGGGGGTCATGGCTATCCTACCCCCGTGGCATGTCGCCACTAGAAAAGAGGAAGAATGCACGCTATCCCTACGAAATATAAGGGAGTCCAGTTCCGTTCGCGCTTGGAGGCCACTTGGGCGGCTTACTTTGACCTACTAGGTGTCAGGTGGGAGTATGAACCTTTTGACCTCCCAGGCTGGATTCCTGACTTCCGAATTGAAGGCTCCTTGGGTGAATCCTTCCTTGTAGAGGTTAAGTATTCCTCTGTCGAATTTGGAGAAGCCATGCACAAGGCAAGCGCTTCTTGCCAGACCGCTCTGGAGGAGGTGACTGTACTTTTCCTGGGTAATGGTCCGAGTGATTCAGCCCTCGCGGAAAGCTACCGAAAAGACGACCCCTTCCCCGGTTTTGGTCCGTCTTTCGATGATTGGGCTTTTCGAAAGTACCGCAGAGTGACGAAAAGCTTGGGTTCCGCACCTTCGCTTGTTCTGTCAGGCTATGGCGCACATGTAGGCGCCCCCCTTAGAGAAGAGGAAACCGAAGGCCTGGCGGCCCTTTGGAAAGAAGCACGTAACCTAACTCAATACAAGGCCCCTAAATGACCGACACGATTACGACAGAACAAGACCGACTCAGGGCACGCTTTCACATTCAGACCATTCCTATCTACGCTATCCAGGGCGGCAAGTGCGCTTGTGGGCATGCTCAGTGTAGCCCTTTGAAAGCGGGCAAACACCCGATTTCGTGGTCGAGGGAGGCCAAGCCCGGGGAGCCATATGCCGTCAAGACCGGTAACGGCTTGGCTGTACTCGACTTGGACCTAAAGGGGCGTTCACTAGAGGAAGTCATTCGTTTGGTAGAGGACAACTTCGGCCCTATTCCTAAAACTTTCACCGTCCGAACGGGGTCAGGGGGAGTGCACTTCTACTTCCGCACGGATACCCCTGTCAGGAACGATACCAACATCTTGGGACCCAAGACAGGGGTAGACGTCCGAGGCGAAAACGGTATCGTCATTGGTCCGGGTAGCCCGCATCGCTCCGGCCGTGCCTACGAAATCATTTCGGATGAGCCTTTGGCCTACATGCCCGCGGCTTTGCTGGACTTGGTCCGTAAGAAGGTCATTCCCAAGGAAGAGAAGAACTACGTCAACCGGACCCCTCTAGAGGAAGGTCCCGAGCTGGAAGCGGCTGTATCCTTCTTCGTGCGTCGTATCTCTGAGGAAATGCCCCCGTCTATCGAAGGCCAAGAAGGGGATAAGGCCTTGTGGCAAGTAGCCAGGCAAGCGGCTAGCTTGAACCTCCCTCCGGAGCTTAGCTGCGAGCTCACGCTACAGCACTTCAACCCCCGATGTGAGCCGGCCTGGGACGAGAAGACGATTGAGCGGAAGATGAATCAGGCTTGGGAGAAATCCTACGTTCCTTCCGTGGATGCGGATACTATCAACTTCATTGCCAAGCGGCGCCAACTGGCCATCGATGGCGAAACCCCCGAGGTCTTGAAGTTCGAAGTGCCGGAGTTCATTCGGACTCGCAAGATTCCCGACCCGAACCATACCTACGACTACCTGGCCGTTTCAGGGTTGGATAACGAGAAGCTGAAATCCCTTTCGGCCCCCCAGCTTGTCTACGTCATGGCGAACCACCCAAGCTGGGATGGTGTGTGGCAATGGGATATCCGTTCGGAGTCCCTCGTTTGCGTTTGCCCTCCCTTGGAGCTGGACGCGGAAAGAGGCAGGGGGCTTACCGAGCGGGACAAGTTCGCCATTCGATGCTGGCTTAACGCTCAGGGGAGCTCGGCTACCGATAAGGATATTGAGTTGGCGGTAAACGAAGCAGCCCGCGCTAACGGGTTTCATAGTATCCGAGAGTACCTAGATGCTCTTCCTGGGTGCGATATCAAAGAAGCCGAGCAAGTCTTTGACGGGCTGGCCAAGGTTCTGTTTAGCGACGGAGCTCAAGAAATCGAGTCGGACTTCCTCAAGAAGTTCTGCATCGCCTCGGTTCGGCGTGCTTATCGGCCAGGGGAGCAAGTGGATACCATGCTCGTACTGTACGGGGCTCAGGGCTTGGGCAAGTCGTCTTTCGCCCGTATCCTGTTCGGGGAGGACAACTATCTAGAGCAGATGCCAGAGAAACTAGCAGGCCGGGACGCTAGCCATATGCTGGCTGGGAAGTGGTGTGTCGAGTTCGCTGAGCTGGAAACTATTTTGCGTTTGGACCAAAACGAGGTCAAAAGCTTCTTGACAAGGCGAATCGACGAATACCGCGCGTTCGGTAACGGAGCTCGTATCCGTACCCCTCGCGAGACGGTCTTTATCGGTACCACGAACGAACAGGACTTTCTCAGGGACTCCACGGGTAACCGTCGCTACTGGCCTGTAGAGGTCACCAAGAAGCTGGACCTGGACCTGCTTACGGAAGCCAGGGATACTATCTGGGGGGCTGCTAAGACCTTGGCTGAGTCGAATGAACCCCACTTCTACCATGACGAAAACTCCCCGGTCTTGGATGCCATCCGAGAGCGCTATCTACGAGAGGATGAGTGGGCCGAGCCTATCTCTAAAGAGCTTGCGGGTCGGGACTTCGTTACAGGCTTGCAGATATTCATTGACGCTATCACTAAGGATACGAAAGAGGCTTTGCTGAAATACGACCGGAGAACCCAACTCCGGGTAGGCTCTATCCTCAGACAGCTAGGGTGCAAGAAGAAGACAAGGGTATGTAAAGACGGAGTCAAGAGAACCGGGTACGAGACTCCGGACGCGATACGGAAACTCAAGATGTCGGCAAGCGGTAAGTCAGAAGCCGCAAACACGGACAGATAGGCAAAAGCCCCGAACCTAACAAGGTCGGGGCTTTTCTCTTAGTGGAGGGAATCGTAGTGGCACCGTGGGAGAACCGTACTTTTGAAAAGAACGATTCCGAAAAAGCTTAGATGTTCCGCATACTTACAGACAGGGAATCGTGGGAATCGTTCTTTTTTAGAAATTAAGAGAGAGAGTAAGGATAGGGCCTCCCGGTGCTGTGGTGGGGAATCGGACATTGACGAAAAGAACGATGTCATCGATTCCCGAGGGTTAAGTATGCGGAACATCTAAGCTTTTTCGGAATCGTACTACGGTTCCGGGGACGGTTCTAGAGCCACTACGATTCTGCCTTATCCGTTATCTTGACATCCCCCTAGGACTGGCGTCCGTTATGACGGATAACCCCAGCCCGGGCTATCCTTAGAGGTATGAGCTTCCACGTAGACTTCCGCGGCCCGCTTACTGGCGCTAAGACCATGCCGGATGGCACGCTAAGGGTTAAGGCCCATTTAGCTCGTACTGGCATCCAGACCTATAACTACTCAGATGGCCGGACGGTCCGAGAGTACCGGGATGAGTCCGAGGTCTTCTCAGAAGACAGCCTCGACACCTTCCGAGGTGCGGCCCTGACTGTCGAGCATCCTAATGCCAAGGTAGAGCCCCGCCTATGGCGCTCGGTAGCCGTGGGTCATGTAGGGGACGACGTCCGCAGGGATGGCAACCTACTAGCCGCCACTCTCTATATCAAAGATGACTCGACCATTGCCCGGGTCAAGTCAGGCGAGCTCGTGGAAATCTCTTGTGGCTATGACTGCAAGATGGTTCCAGAGGCTGGCCGTACCGACTCGGGGGAAGAGTACGACGCAAGGCAAACCCAAGTGCGAGCTAACCATGTGGCCCTTGGTCCGGCTAACTGGGGCCGAGCTGGGCGTAACGTGCGGCTATACCTCGACTCAAAAGAGACCCAGCCGGATTCGGCTAGTATTGCCTTTAGCACCACTAGCGAGGATTCATCTATTATGACGGACGAAGAGAATAAGGCCAAGGCCGAAGCAGACAAGAAAGCAGCCGAGGCTAAGGCCAAGGAAGAGGCGGACCGTAAAGAGTCCGAGCTCGCGGCCGAAAAGGTACTAGCCGAGCAAGCGGCCAAGGTCCCGGCCCCTACCCAGCCAGAGCCCGGCCAGGTCAAGCCCCCGGGTAACATTGACTCGGCCGATGCAGTCAAGTTCGATAGCGCGGTAGACGAGCGACTAGAGGTACTCGACAGTGCACGCAAGGTTATCCCCGGTTTCGACCACAAGGGTAAGTCCAATGCGCAAATCCGTCGGGAGGTTGTCGAGGCCAAGGGCCTAAAGACTGACTCCAAGTCAGACGACTACGTAACCGCACGCTTTGACTCCCTTGTAGAGGAAGCCCTTAAGCAGGATGCGGCGGATGGCGCACTAGGTACCGTTCGCACCGTGGCGTCCAACCCTGTCGTCAAGACGGACAAGGCCGAAAGCGCGCGCGAGAAGATGGTACGAGAGAACAACGAAGCCTGGAAGAACAAGACCAAGCCCCGCGGCCAAAAGTAAACCGGCTATTATAGGAGTACAAGAGGAATCAAATGCCAGTTCAGACCACCTATAATCAGTTTAACCCGGTAGCCGTACCTGGTATGCTATTCGACTTCGCGAGCGATGCTAGTGGCATTGTCTCGTTTGAGTCGGCTACCGCACTACCGGCTGGCCGCTTCGTTTCCTTGGACGCTAACGGGCGTGCGGTACTAGCCAACGGCTCGCTACCTATCATCGGCGTTACCGTCTACTCAGCTACCAAGTATCAGCAACCGAGCGGCTACCCAGCCAATACGATTGTTCCGATTCTCCGTAAGGGTCGCATCTTTGCAGAGAAGGCAGTTGGAGCTACGGCCCCGGCCTTCGGTGTTATCGCTCAGCGCCACGCATCGGACGGTACGGTTGTATCTACGGCCGGTGTCAACGTAATCGGTGCCTCTGGCTACCAGCGAGGGACCACGGCCCAGCTCGTTATCCCTACCAACTGTGCGCTAGTCGAGCTCAACCTACCTCTCGTAGCGGCCTAATCCCTTACTTGGCTTAGAATAATATGAAACTAGATTCACTACAGCGATACTTTCAGACGGTAGGCCCCTCGGTCGACCCAACCGCACGTTGGGACGCTAACGAGTCCCTTGCATTCGCTCGCCAGCTCGAGTTTATCTATACCCAGACGTACGATGTCAAGTACGCGGACCTTAAGGCCCGTACCCTCATCCCGGTCGATACCTCGGTACCGCCTGGTGCGGAGCTCTACTCGTACAAGGTCTTTAACGAGGTAGGTGAGGCCAAGCTCGTAGACGACTACGCAACCGACTTCCCCAATGTCGAGCTTTTCGGTACCGAGTCTTTTGGTAAGATTGTCTCGCTTGGTGACTCGTACCAATACAGCATTCAGGACATGCGGCGTGCTCAGCTAATGAACATGCCGCTACAGGCCAAGAAGGCTCTAGCCGCACGACACGTTATCGAACGTAAGCTTGACTACATTGCTTGTGTTGGCGCCTTAAACGGCACCGTCCCGGGCTTCGCTACGAACACCAACGTACCGGCGCTTAGCTCGGCCTCGACTCCGGCCCTTACTGCGGGCACGTGGGCCAGCCGTGCGAATACTACGGCTGGCAGCCAGTCGATTATCAATGACTTGCTCGTAGCTCAGCAAGACATCTTCACCAAGTCGCTTGGCTTGGCTGCCGGTCGGGACCTAGTCCTACCCCTAGCGGCGTACGCAGAGCTCGTACGACGGACCATTAGCCCGGACAACGGCTTTGACCAGCGCACGCTTTTGGACTTCCTCCTACAGACTGGCCGGTTCGATTCTATCGAGCCTTGGGTAGCCCTCGCTACGGCTGGCCCTGCGGCTGCTCCCCGTGGTGTCATCTACGACCGTAGCCCCGAGAACCTACAGCTCGTAATCTCACAGGACTTCGAGCAGCTAGCCCCCCAGGCGGTTGGCATGACCTTCAAGGTTCTTTGCCACATGCGCACGGGTGGTGTAGAAATCTTCTACCCGATGACCATGCGCTACCTCGACGGTATCGCTTAGTAGACGTCCCCGGGGTTGACCTGGGATTAACCCCTTCTTGGCCACAAGCGCCGAGAAGGGGTTTCTTTATGTCTGCGCTCTCTCCTTAAGCCAAGCCTGGTAGTCCTCTTCTTCGGTCCCGTCTTTCCAGACATAAGGTCCGTACTCAAGAAAGGCTTTCTTGTAGCCGGCTCGGTAGGCTTCTTCCAACTCTTTAGAATGTCCCCTGTGCTCCCCGGAGTTCACGTTTGCACCATAATCGAGCAGATGTAGAGTAGGCCATTGCCGTTCTGCCAGGTGAAACAGGGGCACTCTTCGGTGCCGACTAGGGCCGAGTCCGAGGGGTATTCTAAGAACTGGTAAGTCTCAATATACTTCAACGCTTCGGCGTGAGCATCGGTCAAGCTCGGGAAGGCCCCTAGGATAAACGGCTGGCCGTAGTCTTCGTGCTCAACTAGGAGATAGATACGCATTTCAGCCCTCCCATCCGCAGTACCAGCCGAACCGGCCACAAGGCGAGAGACGGATAAAGTCCTCTTCGTCGGGGCCCAGCAAACCAACCTTAGTGCCATCGCTCAGGGTCAATACGCACCTAGTATCTCGGGGCCCCAGAGTCCACCCTACCCCGCCCCTGTCGTCCTGAGCCTGCATAGCATTGTGGAAATCCGCTTCGGTGCGCAGGATTCCGTTGATAATGTAACCCTCGGAAGTCGTTTCTAGCGTGGTGTGCATCCCCCGACCTTAACCCCGGGGCCCTTCCCCGTCAAGTTCTTTCGGACTAGGATACTACCATGGCAGATGTAGCAGGCTTCCGAACGCGCTTCCCCGAGTTCCAGAACGTACCGGACGCGGCTATCTCAGGGCACCTAGCCGGCGCACTCCTAGAGATTGACCCGGTCATGTGGCGCTTGAAAGCGGACGAAGGGACCTACTACCTCACGGCGCATAAGCTTGTCCTCAGCCCCTGGGGCCAGGGAGCTCGCACGGCTAAAGACGGGGTCTATATCAAGGGCCAGACCCTCTATTGGCAAGAATACGTAAGGCTCATGCGCTCGGTTGCGACGGGGCCTAGGGTTATCTAGTGGCCAGGTCGATTGGGGTCCGGATTAAGGATAAAGACAAGGGCTACAAGAAGATGCTTAAGCGTGTCTTGGCCCAGCAACCTAAAGAGGTGTCCGTGGGTATCTTCGACGCAGAGGCTAGCCAAGTCCACGAAGAACCTCAGCGTTTCATCGGTCCGGTACAAGAGGGGGCAGAAGCCCCGAACCCCAAGCCACGTAAGCCCATGACCGTGGGCGAAATTGCAGAGATTCACGAGTATGGTCTAGGGAATAACCCTGAACGCTCCTTTATCCGAGCTTGGGTAGATGAGAACCCGGGGAAGATTCGCGCGGCTATGACTCGGCTACTCGAGTCGGTAATCAAGGGAAAACGCACGAAGGAAACAGCCATGAATGCCTTTGGCCTTTGGGCCGCGGGCCAGATGCAAAAGCGTATTGCGGCCGGTATTGCCCCCGGCTTGTCTCCCGTAACCATCCTGCGCAAAGGCTCGGCTATTCCCCTTATCGATACAGGCCAGCTCAGGGCTAGTATCACTTACCAAGTCAAGTTTACGGGTTCCTAATGCTAGTCAACCAAGAAGCCATCCGACAAGCCCTAGCCTTTTGCATCGGGGAGGGCATCGCCGTCTATTGGGATGGGGAGCCTGAAATGCCTATGTATACGGTCCCCTATGCCGTAGGAGTAGGTCCGGCCGGGGCCTGTTACGTAGTTGTCAAGCTAGGCCAAGCTATCCAGGTCGGAGGGGATGACTTCCGTAACGACTTCAACGAAACCAGCGAGCTCGTAGAGACGACCGTATCCGGCAACCGTCTGGCTACGCTAAGCCTTCGGGTCGAGTCCAACTCCCGGGAAGAGTCGACCGAGACGACCGAACGGGTACGTACCCGGCTTAGGTTCCGAGCTCCCCGGGAGATTCTCAAAGCGGCCAATATCTCGATTGCCAGCATCGAGGCTACCCAAAACGTAGACTATTCCTGGGACAACCGAGATATCAGCGCTTGTGTGCTCGATATCCGGCTTAACATCGGCTCGAATGACCGGGACGAAGACGTTACCTACATCGAAACGGTGAACACGACGGATTTGGTGTCCGGCCCAGCCCGGCCTAGAGTGACCACGGCCGTGGATATGTCCGGTACCGTAGCTATCAACGGCACGGGCTACGAGCTTGGGGCTTTGGTCGTTATCGACGGGCAGACATACACGCCAGCCATGGTAGAGCCTACCCTAATCCTGGTATCTGCTCCTCTTCCCCCTGGCACATACACCGTTACCGTAATCAACCCCACCCTACAGACTTCAGGCTCGACAGGGTCGGGGAAACTTACGGTTGCCTAGGCTAGAATACCTACATGGCCGACCCCAAAGATACCCGATACATCCCTGATTCTAGGGTCGACCCGAGGGCCGAGCCCCCTTCCGTGCGTTCTAAGTTGGACACCCCGGTAGAGGGTTCTAGCAAAAGACCCCCTTTGCCCCCAGGCGCGAAGGTCTATCAGCCGCATTTCAGCGCCAAACAGACCCGCCAACTAGAGGCCCCGGATGCATTCGCGGCTATCCAGGACTTGCGCTCGGACCTAAAACGCAGATTCGAGAGTTACGAGAAGGGCCTTCGGGAGCTCACCGAACGGACTTCGGAGCTAGAGCGCGGCCAGGGGGTTGTCTCCCACAATGACCTAAGCCAAGCGAAAGAGCTAGCCGATGCCCTGATTCGTGTCAAGAAACTAGAAGAGGACCTGCCCAAGGCTACCGGGCTGGCCGTAGAGAAGGCGAATGCCAAGCAAACGGTCGACCTCAAGTCGAACAAGTTAACCGAATACCTACGCCTACTTGGGGTAGTTATCGGTACGGCTGTAGCCTCTTACTTCGCTTCGTACAAGGGTTCCAGCGAAGCCCCCAAAACCCCTACTATCGTCAACGTCCAACCCCAGACCCAAGCCCCGGCGGCCCCAGCTCCCTCGGCTACCGGGCTATGATTAGTGTATATGTCCGCTCTAGTCCTCTTTCTAGCCGCTCACCCCGAGTTTTGGGCCTACTTCTTGTTCCCCCTAATCACGGCCGTAGTCACCTGGCTAACCAAGCCTCGCACGGCTGAGGACTTCGCAGCCATGAATCCCCGAGTTGCGGCTTTCCTTAAGCTTGTAGCCGCGGTCGGGTTCGATGCGCCCAAGATTCTGGACTCGATTAAACAACTCGTTAGCGGCAAGGTGCGAACCCCCGCAGAAGAGAAGAAGGAAAAGTAACATGCGCAAATCCCTGTTTTCGTTCGCGGCTGGGTTGGCCCTCGGTTGCTTCTCGTTTGCTTGTGGGCACCAGCTCCAAGTAGAGACGACTAAGAGTAAGCAGTACGAGGAAGATGTAGCCATGTGCCGAGAGTATTCCGAGAACTGCCCTGACTTCCTCATCTGCCAACACAATGCCCAAAGACAGTACGGTTACCCGTTCACTGGCAAGTGTAAGGGTCCGGCTGTATCGGACCTCGTAACCGACGCCGGTGCGGACTCTAGCGGGGGTCTCTAATGTGGACAGTAGATGGCGCGAAAGGGTCCTGGGTTCACGGGCCAAACGAAGTGAAAGCTGTGGTGGAATACAAGCCCCAAGGCTCGGCCGCACTTGAGTTTAAGTCCCCCAACTGGGTTAGAATCCCCCTGAATGTCATGGCCTGTATTCTTCGGGCCAACGGCTACACTGTCGAGGAGAAGTAATGGGTACGCTAACCGTCCTGAATTGGGCATGGTCTATCGCTCAGCTAATCGTTACCGGGCTTCTAGACCCAAGCAAGTCAGCCGAACAAGTCATGGCTTCGGCGGCCTTGGAAGTAGCAGCCTTCAAGGTAGCTCAAGCCCGACAAGACGCGCTAACCCAGCTCAAATTCCCTGACTACGAACCCTAGGCCGTGCTACGATGGCCAGACGAACATGGCCCGTAACCCAGAACTCTACCTGTACCTAGCCGGCTCCTATGCGAAGACCGGTCCCGAAGACCTCCGTAGCTATCGCTTCGGGGGCTTTGGTGTTCGTGCGGACGGGGCCGTAGTCAAGTCTCGTAACGGCTCGGCCCAAGGCCCAGTTCCTGAGCATCATTGCGAAGCCCGGCTATGTCGCAAGCTCACCCCTGGCAGCACGGTTTACGTAGCTCGGGTGTCGAGGCTAGGGGATTGGGCGCTGGCCCGTCCTTGTGGCAACTGCGAGCGGCTAATGCGTAATCGAGGCGTACTCCGGTGTTACTACACCATCGCTCCGGATGAGTATGGTGTAATGGTGTTCTAATAGAAAAGGCCCCTTTCGGGGCCCTTGGGTTATTTCTTGACTGAGCGGACTAGGCCTAAGAGAACTTCCTTGAAGGCTGAGGGAGTGGCACTAGCTTCCTTTCGGTCTAGCCTTTCCCCCTTCCCTCGGAAGTAGTCCTTGTTCTTGGTGTTGTCCCAAGACAGGTTTGACACTACAGCCCTGGCTTCACTCTTACCCCACTTGAGTTGGGGCAACTCACTCACTCCTACCACGTAAAGCCAAGTTCCCTTGCGGGCCCGGTGACCATATTGCCCCTGCTCTACATGGCACGTGTAGCCACCGAACTCATCCGGCCCAGACCAGCCCCCTTTACGGTCCGGCCGAGTCAGCCCAAAGGCTTTCCAGGCGTCCGAATAGGCCGGATGTTCCAAGACTCCCCCGCACCGACGGACCGATTCCAAAGCGGACTTGAAGCAGCCCCCGTCTTCCCCCTTCTTGTAGCCCCAACGCTTTTCCACCATGCCAGCCAATCGGCACCAACGGGCACACGGGGGGTGTGCGATTACAGGGTCGTTACCCTCATACAAGCGGGCGTCCCGGGCTTCGTCCCAGGGGTCAATCCCCTCGACCCCAAAGTAAGCCCCGTTGGTTTGAACGAATAGCGCGGTAATCATGGTAGGTTCCTTCTTAGCAACGGACCGAGCCAGAGTCAAGAGAATTTCTTTGAACAGGGGAGGGGTAGCGCTTCTTTCTCGCCTACCCATGTGCTCGAATACGGTTCCCATAGATACGACCTTAACACGCTTCCGGCTAGACTTCAAGGGATGAAATCGATTCCCTCCCCCAACTTTACCAAGGGCCGTAAGCGAGCTCCGCTAGTCATTGTTCTACACACGACCGAAAGCCCCGAAGTCCCCCAAGGTGCGGAACGGGTAGCCCAGAATTGGTTTGCCTTGAAGTCGTCCAAGGTATCCGCGCACTACATCGTATCGAGCACGGAAGCCGTTCGATGCGTCAAGGAAGAGGATACGGCCTGGCATGCAGGCAAGGCCAACGGCTGGACTATCGGTATCGAAATGTGCGGCAAGGCAGGTCAATCGGCCTCGGACTGGGTCGACCCGTTCAGCAAACAGATGCTCATCCGCACGGCTCAGCTCGTAGCCGAGATTTGTGTACGCCATGATATCCCCGTAGCTCGGCTTCACCCCGGGGACTTGAAACTGGTAGCCGAGGGGAACGATATTCGAGGTATCTGTGGCCATGTGGACGTGTCCAAAGCCTTTGGGGGAACGCACTGGGACCCGGGTCCGGCCTTCCCATATTTGGAGTTCCTGCTTATGGTCAAGGGCTACGTAGACAGCCCGGCCCCGGAGAAGCTTTAGTCATGTCGCAGTTGTGGGATGACTGGCCTAGGATTGTCTTCAACGGCCAGCTATACGCCGTAGCCCCTCGGTATATCGGGGGCGTAGGTATCAAGGAAGCCCATGACCTGGCTACTAACCATGGTTGTATCCTGCCTACTGTGGCCTTGGTCAAAGCCATCTACGCAGCTGCGGACTGTAAGCTAGACGCGAGGAAGTTCGTTCGGTCGCACGACGGGACTTACCGAACGATGGCCAGCCCGACCGTTCTCCAAGCGCAGGACGACAAGGTAGCCGATGCCATCGAGGCTTGGGAGGCTGAGCACGGACGCGCGAGACTCGTAGCCGGGACCCATAAAGACGTAATCCTAGACGGAGCTAAGCCCCGCCTAGGATTATATGGCTGGCAAAAAGCCGACGGGACCGTAATCCAACCGGCTTTTTATGGTCATGCCGGCGCCTGGAAAGACTACTCCCAGGGTGCCCGCTTGGTCAAGGTTCTGTAGAAAGACCGTAGCTTTCGGCTACCATATCCAGACGTTCACGCCAGTTGCACGGGTGGAAGGTGTCGTGAATGACTTGCAGCTCCCGAATCAAGTGCAATTGCTCGTCTTGTTCCTGGGTTCGCTCTCCCCACAAGTAGCCCATAGCCGCAGCTACTCCGGGGCTAGTCGCACTAAACGACTCCAAGCCAGGATGATAGTTCTCATCCGGGATAAGACATCCGGCCGCACAAGACCTGCCTTCTTCCCCTCGGTAGGCGCACTGGGCTTGGAAGTCGTTCGAACTCCTCGGGAGCATTGACTTAGCCCCCTGGCTCAAGAGGTGGTTACGGACCTTCGTGTAGATTTCTTGCTTCGTCATGGTTTTCCTTCTTTCTGGGCTTCCCGGGCCAAAGCCCGTTCTTCTCTTCGTTCTTTAGCACGTTCGGCCTGCCTGGTCTTATGTTTCTGGTACTGAGCCCGGCCGTAAGCCCTGGCTTTCTCTAGGTCGGCTTCCCGCTTGGCTTTGGCGTATGCCGCGGACTTTACCGGGTCGTAAACCGGCCTCGCTAGGTCCTTCCGCTCGTTTTCCGCTTCGTGCCAACGCCCTGGCTGCTTAGCTCGGTAAACCTGACCGTAGAGACGGCGGTATTCCCTGTTCTTCTCGTGTCTACGTTTGCGCCCGGCCTTCTGGGCTTCGTGCCATTCCTTTGACTGCCGAGCTCGATAGGCTCGGTCGTAGTCTCTTCGGGTCTCTCGTACGAGCTCCCGGACCTCAAGAAACCTCAGCTGAACTTGATAGACCGACTCTTCCTCGAACTCGCCGAACTCTTCTGCTACTTGGGACTCTAGGTCTAACCAGGGCATGAGCCGACCGTAGCACCGGCCCGGCAAGGGGTCAAGTCAGACTAGGCTATTATAGGAGGGTACCGCATTTTAGAGGACTCCCAAAAATGGCACTAGAAGACATCGTTAACATTACCATTAGCCGAAACAGCCTAACGCCTAGCCGTCCGGGCTTTGGCGTTCCGCTTCTTGCCGTAAACAAGGTCCCAGTTAGCTGGGGCCCCAACCGCGTTCGGGAGTTTACCAGCCTTAAGGAAATGACCGATGCGGGTTTCGTAATCTCGGACCCGGCCTACCTCATGGCCAGCAAGCTCAAAGCACAGAACCCCAGCCCTCGTCGCTGGAAGGTTGGCCGGCGCTTGCTCCCTACGACCTCGGTTAACACCCTAACGGTAGTCGGTACTCCGGCCCCGGTACAAGGGGACGTCTACACGGTTACGGTCGGAGCCACCACGGTTACCTATACGGCTGCCGCGGCCCCTACGGTAACGTCCGTAGCCACGGCCCTAGCCGCTGCTATCACGGCAGCCGCTGTAGGTTGGACGGCTGTAGGCGTAGCTGGCGTAATCACGCTTACGGCTGCAGCTGGCGTTCTCCCCAACGTCTCCGCTTGGACGGATAACCTACTTTACGCTGACACCTCGGTTGACCCCGGCCTAGCTACTGACCTCGTAGCCTTCTCGGCTCAGGATGCGGACTGGTACGGCCTGCTTATCGACTCGAACTCCAAGGCTGAAATCCTTTCGGCCGCGGCCTGGACCGAATCGAACAAGAAGCTCTTTATTGCCGAAAGCGCGGACTCGGTCGTAGTTGACCAGGCCGTTACCACGGACGTAGCGAGCTCACTCAAAACGGGTAACTACTTCCGTACGGCTTTGCTCTACTCCCACAAGGCACCTCGGCTTTACGCTTCGGCTGCTTGGGTTGGCAACCGGTTCCCTTACGACCCTAGCGCGGCACCGTTCGCAGGCGGTACCTGGGCCTACAAGACCCTTGCCGGTACGAACTCTAGCGCCATGACCGGGGGCCAACAGTCGGCCGTCGTGAACAAGAATGCGAACGTTTACACGGTCGTAGCCGGCATCGCTGTAACTCAGTACGGTAAGACGGCTGGGGGCGAGTGGCTAGACGTTATCCGCTTCCTTGATTGGCTTGAATCGGAAATCAAGATTCGCGTCTTCACCCTCCTAGCCTCGCGCCAGAAGATTCCGTTCACGGATTCGGGTATCGACTCGATTAAGAACGTAATCCAGGGCACGCTACAGGACGGCGTAACGGCGGGCGGCCTGGCTGCTAACCCAGCCCCCGAGACCACGGCCCCGGTAGCGAGCGCCGTCAACCCGGTAGACAAGGCCAACCGGAACCTTCCTACCGTACAATTTACGGCTACTCTAGCCGGAGCTATCCACACGGTCGCGATTAGTGGCTCTGTAAGTGTGTAGTCTCGGCTAGACTAGGAGGGTAATACTATGGCCGCACTTAAAATCTACGACGCGCAGGAAATGACCTGCAACTTTGCTGGTATCCCACTAGAGTCCGGCCTTGCCGACGGAGAGTTTCTACGCGTAGAGAACGCGGAAGATGCTTTCATGACGGTTGTAGGCACGGACGGGGAGGTTACCCGTAGCAAGTCAGGCAATAAGATGGCTACCGTAACGGTCATTCTTATGCAGTCGAGCTCAGGTAACCAGGCTCTTTCGACTCTGCATAACCTCGATATCGAGACGGGGAACGGGGCTGGCGTAGGCCCTCTTCTCATCCGGGACCGGCAAGGTACTGCGGTTTACGCTGCATCCAAGGCCTGGATTCGAAAGGCCCCAGATGCGAGTTTCGACCGCACCGCAACTAGCCGAGAGTGGGCTATCGACTGCGCGGACCTAAAGCGACTAGACGGCGGCAACTAAGACGAAGCCCGGACCCCGATAAAGGGCCCGGGCTTTTTACTTACACACCCCGAGGGTTGGCGATTGCGGGGTGCGCCCAACTGACATCGATGTAACTCGACCCCGTTTGGTCTCTTTGGTCGTATCTAGAACCTCGGGTTACCTTGAATCCGTTTTCGGCCAAGACTTCCTCTGTCAAAGAATCCGGGGGCATGCTAATGCGAACCTGCATTCGTCCTTGGTCGGCGGCCACTCTGATGTGCGTCATAGCGGCTGACAGCCTGTGTTCTTTGAGTTTCTTCTGGGCAGCCTCGGATTCCTTGGCAACCTCCTGGGCTCGGTTATACATTTCCTTGGCTACCATTGTCAATCGTCCTCCGGTTCAATAAAAGTCAGTACGGCTTGCGCGAGCTCAATCAACTTGGCCAGGACCCGGAGGACTAGCCGAAGTCGCTTAATCACGCGGAACCCACTTAGTAAGACAAGAAGGGCATTGGACTCTGGTGTTTCTGTCTACCACTTGGCAGTATTCGCCGCAGTAGCACTGAAAGACTCCCCAGAATACGGACCGTCTGTGTCTGGAATTTCTCTTGTAGTTAATCACGGCCAGCACTCGCTTTCGTCGTAAAGTGAGTCCGTATCCGGGACCTCCCCAGCCAGGAGAATATCCGCATATTCCCGTGGCCCTAGCCCGTTTTCCCAAGCCTCGGAGTGGTCCCGGTCAAAGTCCGTGTGCGCCGGGCCGTCCAAGTAAAAGTCAAGGTCTTCTAGCCAAGCTTCGAAGTCATTGTAGGAGCGGCCCATTTAGGCTTCCTCAATTTTCAGGCCCATTGAAGCGGCCAGTTGGTTTAGGTGCTCCTCCCAGCGGTGTTCCGACATTTTGTCGTGAATGCCCTGCAACCGGCCAAGAAGGCCTGCCGATTCAGAACCGATGCCCAGCTTTACGAAGATGGCATGCAGAAAGCCCTCCGCCCCGTCTAAATAAAATCCCTTTGCGGCATCGGGCGCGGAAGCCCCCTCAATATTGCCCGTATAGAGCTCTTCCGGGATGAGACAGCCGACCGCACAAGTAAGACCTTCCTCGGTACGATACCGGCACGAATAACCGTTTTCCGCGGCCCTTTCTTTCTGGGTAAGCAAGTGCTTTCGGACCTTCGTGTAGATTTCCTGATTCGTCATGGCTCTTCCTTTCAAAGACCGGGCCTGGAGTCGACCCGGCGCAAACACTCTCTCACCTTGTTAACTACATTCGCTTCCGTGTCAACCTGAAAAAGACTATTTCCGAAGTCGACCCGGATAGCCGTAGCGGTACCGAGCTCGGCCTCTGTAAACCACATTTCGAACATGCCATAGCCTTTCAGGCCCTTGACGATTTCGGCCCGGTACTCTTCTATTGTGCCGTAGCCCCCGTGGCGAATGGTAATCTGCATCCCCCGACCGTAACCTAAGTTCCAGGCCAAGTCAAGCCTTTTGCCGGGCTAGTCTAAGACCATGCGCAAAGTAGAACCTATCACGATTGGCGAGCATACCTACCACGTTACCCAGATGGGAGCCATCCAAGGCAGGGACACCCTAGCTCGGTTGATTGCGGTAGCCGGTCCAATGCTAGGCGACGAAAGCGGAAAGGGACTAGCTCACCTCAAGCCCGAAGACCTACAGCGGCTTAGCGACGACTTTGCCAAGCTCACGGAAGTAGAGCTCCCCGACGGCAAGCGGCCGATGCTCTCAAATATCTTCGATGCACATTTCGTAGGCCGCTACGATGAAATGTTCGAATGGCTAACGCACTGCATTAAGATTAACTTCTCAAGTTTTTTCTCCAAGGCCCTGGCAAAACTCGGCGTTTTGGCCACGGGCAAAGCAGCAACTCCGGCGGAAAAGTAACCCTCGATATCGAGCCCGAGGTCTGGTGGTGCTGGCGTCTAATCACGGATAAGCGGGTCAAGGTAACCCTACAGGAATTGGAGACGCACTGGTCTTATCTGGACGCGGTACAAGCGCACCAGGTACTAGACGCATTGGAAGAGGCGGAAGAAAAGGCCTACAGAATGGCTCGCGCGGCACGGTCTTAATATGGCACTAAGAGAACTCCTAGCAACATTCGGTGTCGAGGTAGACGACGGCCAACTAAAGGGCTTCGATAAGAATATCAAGTCGACGGTCGATAGTGTCGGCAAGCTAGGGAAAGCCCTTCTCGGGGGCCTGGCTGCTAAGGCTATTGTCGGCTTCATTACCGACACGGCAGCCATGGGGGCTGAG